TTTTACCAAACAAGTAAGAATAACTCAGCTATTCTTCTATCATTAATGATTCTTTGTTCAACATTAGTAATTAAGTCTCTATAAGCACCAATTAATGATTGGAAAGACACTTGACCATAGTTACCTTTGATGGTTTCTAGGTATTTCTCTATATCTTTACGAGTAACATCATTTTTATTGTTACCAGTAACAGTTGAAGTACCACTTGATGTGCTATCACCACTAGTTGTTCCATTAGTTGAATTATCATCATGATTCCATTTAACTTCATCAGCATATGGAACATTATCGATTTCTTTAGCTGGTATATCTAAAACACCTTGAGGAGTTTTAGCACTAACACTCTTATTATGGTTATATATTTCACCAGTTTGAGTTGATTCATCGTGTGCCTCTCCAGTTGTTCTACCCTCACTAGAAGACTCACCAGTAGCATTTTCAGTTCCATCCCTAGTTAATTCATGTTCACGAGTATAATCAACGTTATAACGAATATCATAATCTTGATCTACTGAGAAGAATAGTTGATTATAGTAAGGCATAATCTCATTAAGTGCAATTTCTAATTCATCCAGGAATCTTCCTATTGTTTCAAATCCAATTTGTCTATATTTATAATAGTTAAGGATTTTTTGATTTAATTCCTCACGAGTAGGAATTACTGATGGAGTATACTCATGAACTATTTTACTTTCATACATTGGATATGTACTCATAGCTTTATCAATTAATGGTTTTATTTCATCATTATCAAGTAAAGTTTTTAAGTAAACTGTGCAAGGAGCATTAAACATTTGTATCATCTCCCATCATACCCTCTAATTCTTCATAAATTAGCTCAGGATCGTTTCTAAGTTCAACCTTGATATTTGTACCAAATAACTTATTAATTTGCTCACAGGCCCATTCTCGGCTTTTTAGCATCACTTGAACACTCATTTTAATTTGTTCATTGTTAGCTTGAACCTCATCATCAACTAATCTTTCTCTTTTATCCATATTTGCATTATTAATTCCTAAGAAAGTCATTACTTCATTCCAAATATGATGTTTTTGGATTTGTAACTTATCAAATACGATAGGAGCATCAGTTTTAAGAACTTCAAAGTTTTCAGTATCAAGAGTTTTATCACCAAAGATTATAGGTTCATTACCATTCCACTTTTTATAAACTTGCATTAAAGATAATTTTTGTTTATCACTACACTTGATTAATACCGGTGTTCTTTGAGCATGAACATTAATATCAATCGTACGAGTTATATCAGCAAGTCTTTTAGCATAAAGTTGAATAGTAATTGAAGTAGGTATCATTTCATCGTTATTACGAATTAAGACACATTCAACATTATTTTCATAGTCTTTATGATCACCATCATAGTTAGTACCAAATGGTCTTAATGTTGTTGGTTCATCATAATAATTGATTCCTCCAGTACCTGGAGTACATTTTGCAATCATAAATCCTAACATAGGGTCTTTAAAGAACATACATTTACCCTCAGTGAAAAGGTATCTTTCAATCCATTTTTCATCAATTCCATTAGGTAAGTTACTCCACTTAAATATACTTCTAGCAAGTAACATCAAACGATGGAAATAATCAGTAAATGTAAGATTATTTATATCTTTACTAATAGAATCCATATTTATAATTTGACTAAATTCATTATTCATATAATCCCTCCTTAAATAATATTATTTGTTGGACCATAATTTTGAATATCACTAGGATTTTTCCAAAAAGTGATTCCATTATTATAACAATCCTTAATTTTTTGCATATCCTTAGTAGGAATAGCACCATCTATATTTACATCAATAGTTTTAGTGTACCAATATCTAGCACGATGATTTTTATTAGGTGTTTTAACCATATTTACTTTATATCCAAACATATCAAAGTATTTATCAATTATTCTTGCATATTCTTGCTTAATACTCATTGTGTATGCTGTAAATGTGTTGTTGTTTGTTGCATATTTAATACTACCATTGTTAGTTGCACCTTGTGCTTGAACAGGAACCAAACTATGTTTATAAACTTCTCCTAATGTACTAGCAATACCAGTAACACCACTAACAGTCATTCCAGCACCCATTAATCCAGCACCTGGAACAGCAACAGCAGTAGCAACACCAGTAGCAGTACCAATCATATTTGTTAAAATATTTGTTGCAATATTTACACCATTTTGTGTCAACCAGTTAGTATAAGCATCACTACTCCATCCACATATAGGATATTTACCAGCTGATAATGATTCACTAAAGTTTATCCCATCTCCAACATGACTATAACCGTTATAGTAATGTGGTGCTAAGATAATATCCATTGATGGAGTAATTGAACCACATATCTCAAATTCACAAATAGATACATCATTCCAATGGTTAAATAATTCAAATTTATATATTGCTTGTGAACCATTATTGTTATCCATCATTAAATATGTATAAGGATAAGTAAATAATTTATTATTTCTAGGTGTATATCCATCTATTAAAGTTGGTTTTTTAATTGAATCATCATAATCACTCCACATGAACGATGTTTGAGTATATGTATCAGGTAACATTTCATTATCATATTTATATGTATCATCAGGGAATCTTATAAATTCTCTAGGACATAAGAACATAAATTGTATTGCATCATTATATCCCTCATCAGCAAATGCTGTTAATACATCTTTTAACTGTTTATCTTTACCTATCTCAAAGCAAAAATACTTATAACCAGTAGGAACACCACCATAAACACCACCATATTTATGATTACCTCCAGCTGATTCAAATGTTCCATCTTCTTTATACTCTAAATATGTATCAATAGTAGATGCAACTATGATTACACAATCATTTAATACACCTAACCTATTTGTTTTATTAGTGATATAATCACCTGTTTCAAGTTTTTCAGGGACAGTATGTAATCCAACTGTGTCATCACTTACATGTTCTCTTTCAACAAATGATTCTTTAACAGTTATATCAAACATCCATGTTTGCATATAATCGGTTTCTATATGTATATCAGTTCTACCATCATCAATATATACAACATCAGTAACAAAGGCATAGAACCATTTATTAGAGTATGCTGTGTTTTGATACATTACATAGTTCACATTTTGAAGATTATCAAAGTGATCAGGTATTCTAATTAAGTTATCTTTTCTTTGATATGAAAAGTCTTCATAACTCTTAATTATTTTTGATTTAAAATAACTTTCTTGAGCTTCTTTACTTGCAAAATATAAAGTATGTTTATAGTCATTTTCCAAAGGTGCATTTAATATATACACCTTTGAAATATTAACATTTGCCATAGATTACACCCCATTGAACCATACTAGAGAATATTCGTTAATACCATTTCTACTTGATAGAAGATATACTTTACCAGCAAGATATTGTCTTACACCTGTATTATTTGTGTAAGTATCAGCATTGTTTAGAACATCGTTTGATTCAGGATGTTTTAATACGGTTACTGATTTACCAACATCCAAAGTTACTAATAAATCATAAGAGTTAGAATTATTATCTTTTGGAAGAATAATTGTTACATCGTTAGCACTATAAGTTCTATAAGAATCATTTAACCCATCTAATAAAACCTGATTGTTAGAATTTGGTGCAACAAATTTTGGAGTGTGAGAATGTTTGAACGATACACTTGCCTCATTCATAACAAATGAATCTCTATCAACTAAATTACTAAATTCAAATCCAGGTTTTACTTTAGTAATACCATCTCCAATGTAATTATCTTCTAAAATAACTTTAGCTTTAGTACCACTAACACCATCTAAGATTGCATAAGTATCTAAATTATATTTAGTAAATGAACAATGTTTGATAACAACAAGAGTATCTTCTAGTCCATGTATTTTAATAGCACCTGGTTCATCATTTACATTTTGTTCATTTTTGAAGAAAGAACAATCATTTATAGATATTTTATAAGGTGCACTATTACCAACACGACTATCAATATCTTTTTTATTTCTTTCAAAGTAACAGTTAGCAAATTCAACATCACCTAAGTTTGTTTTAATAATACCGATGTTATTAAGTTCAAATTGAGAATCTTTAATACTAACAGTTCTACCACTTCCAATGAAAGCACCGTTATCACAGTATGTTGCTCTTAATTTAGATATAGAACAATTATTAAATTCTCCATTTGCTGATAACCCATAATTACATGATTGCACTGATACATTATCTAAATCAACACACCATGAGTTAATACCACAATCGATTGCATAATCAAATCCTTTAATAATAAGGTTTTTATATCTTGTATATGGACTAGATATACCATTTATTGCTTTAGCTGTATTAGGTGCACCAACTTGTTCAATTTCAAATGAATGTATTAAACTCATGTTTTCAATATCTATATGTGAGTTACCTTGTATATCAATTAAGTTACCATCTTTTAGATCATATTTTAAGATTGTGTCATTCATTGAAATACCAGTTAATTTTTGCTGAGTATTAACTCTAATTGGTTCACAAATTCTATATGTTCCATCAGGTATAAAAATTGTTTTATCAGGGTTTTCATCAATAGTTAATTGAATTGCTCTTGAATCATCAGTAACACCATCACCCTTAGCACCATACTCTTTAACATTTATAAACATTGATTTTAAAATACCTAGACTATAAATAACAGTATCAGTAATAATTTGATCAAGTTCACCTGTTGCTAGCATTGTATCAAGTAAGTTTCTAATCTCACCTGATAAATTTTCTTTAATATAAACACAAGTATCAGCTATTTTAGAGTCTTGAAGAAGAAGTCTAGCTGTCGTAGACTTCATTAACTCTTCTACTTCTCTTCTTAATTGTCTTATTAAAACTTCGATTTCATTTGATGATGTATCTAAGTTGCATGTATTACATAAATTACTCATAAATTACCTCCTATTCATTTACTGTACTTTCACCTTTTAACATTTTAATTTCATTCATGATACCTATAATACATTTAACAGTTATTAAAAGTGGAGTTGAAGCGCTAACAGTATAATTATTAGGTATTCCAACATCAGTTAAAGCACCATCTAATTGAATAATAACTCTACCATTAACATCTCGACCTGTTTCATATATTTTCGTATGAAATTTATATGGTTCCGTATAAGTATTTGTGGTAAACACATTTTGCATATTATCATCAGGATTTGAAGTGAAATAATGTGCAACACTCATACACATTACATGTGTTGTTCTTGCAGTTATAAAATTTTCTAAATAATCAGTTGACCATATTATTGCTCTCATACTATCAACAGGATTATTAACTATAAAAGTATGTTCAACAGCAGTAGTAGTTAAACCATTAAATGCTTGTTCAAGATTAGATCGACTTTCATCAACCTCATTAATAGCATTAACTAAATTATCTTTAGCAGTAGTTGTTAAAGTTGATAAATCACCGATTGATTCACTACTTCCACCACTTACAACACTTTCTTTAACAATTTGGAATGTTACGGTATTAATTTTAGTTGTGTAATTAATAGTGATTTCCATAACTAAATTTGAGTCATCACTATTATTTTTTAAAGTATTAACACTTCTATAAATTAGGTCATCCCCATCAACACTTCTAAGTCCAAAAATACCTGTAAATGATTTAGCTTTCATTATAAACATAGGTTCATTTGGATACTGATAATAGATTTTTTGATTTCTTTTTTCAATAAGAGGGTTAAAAATAGTTTTATTACTAGATCTATCTACTATTGGTTCACTTTCTTGATGATAATCATTAAATTCGAATTGGGTATGCTCAATATAAACAAGATTATTTTTACTAAATTCTAATTCATAAGTAGTTCCATCTCGTCTTCCAAATCCATAACTTGTTGAACCATCGTTATATGATTGTTTACTCATGTTTAAAGTAATACTATTTAATTTACCGCCTGAAGTTGTAAAAGTTTCACCATTAGATAAAACATTTATATACATTAGCTCATACGTATAATTTGAAAATGGAGTTGTTTCTATTTTATCAAATACACCTACATAAGTTTTATTAGCTGAATCAGTAAATACAACAATAGGTTTTACATCGTGAGTATTTATATAAGTCTTAATTAACTCGTATACCTCTCCATTTCCACTACTATAACTAGCAACATTTAATAAATCAAAAGGTAGTGTAAATTTAAATACACCATTTTCTTCTAAAATTCCATCAAATTTACCTGTTAGTTCGTTAATTCTATTTTCAGTATTAGTTGATAATTTGTTAAAATCATCACTTAATTCTTCAATACTTCTTCTAGCATCAGCATCTTTAACTTTATAACCATTTAAATGACAAAAACATTTTTCATTTTCCATTTATTACACCTCCCCTTGAGTAATTCTTATTTCTAGTTCCTCAGTTTCTTCATTGTGAACTATTTCTATTTTTTGATTTTCAAGTGTTGTTAATCTTGATTCAAATTCACTCCATATATTTAATAGGTCTTCATTTAACTCACCACTAGCAACAATATCTTTAATTGTGCTGACAATATTAGTTTTAAGATATGCTTCTAAATCATCAGTTTTCATATCGATAGATTTAATATAATTTTCCATTGTTTGGATTATTTTTTGTTTGAAACATTCTTGATCTTCTTTAGTTGCATCAGTAAATTCTTTAATATAACTATTTACTTCATCAACAAATTTATTATAATCCTCGATAAGTTCTTGCATTTTAGCATATACTCTTCCAGTTTGTTCGATAGCACTAACACTTTCACTATCGTAAAAAGCTGGGTTTTTATTTGTTATTACCCAATGAGGTAATAGTCTTATCATATTTTTTCCTCCTTTTTAAATAATTAAAAGGTGGGTGGATTACTCCACTTCCACCTTTTTAGTTTTTAATTTCTTAATTAATTTTTTACCGATCTCTTTTTCTTTACTTTTAATTTCATTAGCTCTTTCTTCAGAAAAGTTTACTTTTTCACCTTTCTTAAAGATGTGAGATAAATTATATTTATCAATAAAGTCATTCAAGATTTCGTATTTCATTAAGCACTTTCTCCAACTTTAAATGCAACAGCATTAACTAGAATTGAGTATGCTAATGTTTGCCATACATTTAAGTAGTAGTTAGTGTATAATCCTTTTCCATTATAGAATGATGTTAATGTGAATAAATCATCATATACTTGGAAGAATGCTTCATCCACTAATACAGCACGAACATCTTTATCAGGGAATGTGTCAATTACTATTTTTCTAGTATCATTGAACTCAGCAACACTCATGTTGAAAGTAGATGCTAATACATCAACAGCAACACTTGTATTTGTTGGAGCATCAATTATTAACACTTGTTCACTCTTTCTTGAGAAAGTAGTTATACCTTTAGTGTCAGTTGATTGAGCTGTTAAGTACCCATTGTATTCAGTTGATGGGAATACCATTAATTCACTAATAGTTTTAACTGTTTTAATGAACTCTTGACCATTTTCTTTTGATACAAGTGGATCAACAATAGTAACTGTTTTCATTGCATTTTTAGTTAAAGCGCTATTAATTAATTCTTTAACATTCATAAATTCATCAAGTTCAGCACTATTGTATAGTGTGTTGATGATGTTTGTGATGTAACTATTTAATGCATCATATGAAATGAATGCTTTAGATAATTGTTCACGAGAAACAGTTATTGGATATTGCATTTTATAATTCATTCTATGGTAAACAGTTTTTGTATCAGGTAAACTTCTTTTTAAAAGTTCAGCACCAGTTTGATCAAATACTGTACCTTTGATGAAATTATTGTAAATTTCCTCAATAGTATCTCCTAATGGTTTAGTTCCTTTCTTCAATCCTTTTAATGGGTTTGAGAATAATTTTGTGTGTACTACACTTTTAACTAACTTATTTAAAAGTGTTTCCATAAATTCGTTTGCAACTTGGATATTATCACTATCAATCATAGCATAACGGATAGTTTCTAAATTATCACGAGTAGCAACTGGAATTCTATCTTGATAAGTAGCACTAGCATTGTCTCTTATCGTATTTAAAATTTCAGTAAGATTCATTACTTAATCCCTCCTTTTTCATCGAACAAATCCTCGAATTTTCTTTTATCTTCAACAGGGTTGTTTACAATCCCTGTGGAATTCTTATTAATTTCTTCAGGTGATTTTTGTTCACCTAGTCTAGTGAAAAGTTTCATGTTTGCTTCTCTTAACTTTTCGTTATCAGCAAGGTATTTTTCATTGTTAGTTGTTAGAAGTTCATTATTATCATAAATAAGTGATACTTCATCACTAACCTCAGCAAGTAAAGTTCTTCTTTCAACTTCATCCTCACATGTTCCTATTGTCTTGATTTTCTCAAGAAATGTATTTTTATCCATAGATTCTATTCCTCCTATTTCTATTGAATAACAAAAAATTAAACCCTTTTCTTTTCTTTGATGTATTGGATGGTGGAACGGGTGTCGCTCCTCCTAAGAACGAGTACCAATAATTAGCATAAGTTAATCGTTCTTGTAATCGTTCTACACCAGCTCTTTCATAGTTCTTTAAGAAAGCAACAGTTAAATAATCAACTGATTTTGTTGATTTTGTATATTCACTAAATGATTCAGGATAATCATCAGTAGAGTAGTATTGCAACCCATTCTCCAACTCGTAAATTATCCTATCAAGTTGATTGTCAATCTCACTTGCATCACCCACTCTTAACCAATCAGTATAATTTGTGTATGGTGTCCATTGAACAAGTCCAT